ATAATCGAGATAGCCTTCTGGCATTTCAAATCGAGTAGAAGCAGTTGTAGCTCCTGTGTAATCGACACCAGGATAGCGACCGGCTTTTTCCCATTTGCCCCAGTCAGCAATCTTCATGTGGCGAATTGTATCGCCTTCCGCCCCGATATCGTAGAACCAACCGCTGCCCCCATCGACTCCGATGTGTCTTCCAGCATTATGGAAGGTAGAATAGAGTAATGATCCCGCCGGAGAAGCAGCAGAAGCTGGATTAGCAGTGATATTGGTGCATTCGCCAATCAACGCGGTAGAGTATGTCCACTGAGAACGAGTGATTATTCCTGCTGTTTCAAGAACTAAACATACATAAGCTGAGCAGTCTAAGCCTACCTTCCCTCGCGAGTAATTAAAGATGGATTCCTTTTGGGTTTTGGTATAGCGGGAGAAATAACCCGGCTCGGCATCCCAAAGAGCGTTCATCCGCTCATCAGTTAGAACAACGTTTTTTGCCCCGTAAAAATAACAGTATTTGTTGCGGTTTGCGTATAGGGCTGCTGCCGCATTAACAATATCTTTATAAGTAGCCATAATAATACCTCCATGACTTGACATAATTAGCACCATAGTGCTATGATAACAATAAGAAAATAGATTGGGAGAGGTGACGATATGATGCAGAAAAATTCAGTGGGAGAACGTCCAATTGGTTCAGATTACCTTTTTGTTGGCGATGATGGGATGCGCTTTGATATGACGGATAGCGGTGGTACATTAATTGTGCGTATGCGTCGTCCTAGCCAACAGGAAATTAATGACTTTAAAACTAGGTTACACCTTAGATTTAGGGTAGTAGAGGGGATGATATTCATTTTAATTCAAATTGGGGATGACTGGAGCGATGCCCCATACTATCGGAAGTTTAGCCGCGGATTAACACATCTTCCTTCAATCCCAGACGGGGCAGGACTATCTACCCACGCTATCATGTCTGACGGAAACACAGGCACTGTAGTGGCTCAAAAATTTATAAGCTTTAATACCGAAGGGTCAAGAGCACTTGTCAAAGCAATAGAAGATCAGCCTGAAATGCCTGATTATTATGATAGAGTAACTAGAGCCATGTATATGTATTCCACTGATGATTTAGTAAGAGACTCTATTTCTCTGTTCTGAGATTAACTATGTAATACTAGTAACGCATCTGAGGAATTGCCGGATACGTTACTTTTTATTGTTTCCATGCTGATCCGTTATTAACAGACACCTTTCCCACTGATTTTCTCCATTTTGTTCCATCATAAACCCAGATTGTACCTTTTTTCCATTGAGATCCATTGTAAACAAAAACGTTAGAGGGGGATATGGTAGTTCCAACGAATGTTCCAGTTGCAGTACCAGACCAGCGGGTATTTTGCGTTTGGGTAAAAGTAGCAGAAAATGTTTGACTATAAGCCCCGTTTGAATCTTTTTTGCCAGACCAGTTAATAGTTGTTAGTAGAACCTCAGACGCTACACCGCCATTTACATGTACCGCCCGAACGTTTGCGTCGGAGTATATATTAGTCTCCCCCATTTTGACAGATAAAGAGTTTCCGTAACTATATTGGTAGCCAGCGCCAGGTTCCGCGTTTCGGCAAAAATAGAGAGCAACTGTTCCTGAAATATCTGTGGATGTTGAGCTTGTCTCCGTAACCACCATTTTGAGCCAGTAATGAGCATATCCCGCAACACTATCTGGAATTAGATCGCCTGTAAATGTAGCTGTTTTCATAATACCTCCTACGAAATTTGTATATAGATATCACCTGCCGCAGCTGTACTAGGTGGAGCAGACGTCCCATAGGTAATAGATGCAGAGTCATATATCCGATGCCTTGCACCAGAAGAATTATAATGGACAGCGGGACCATTGACTGATTCGATTCCAATCCATCCCAGATTGTTCCAGCCACTCATAAACTTTACATAAGAAGCGCCAGACGGACTTCTAAGAGTTAAACAGGTAGTGCTAACTCTAGGCTGAATTATTAAAGAACCGTCGGTATCTTCTGGCAAAAGTCTCGTGGTATAATCATGACTTTCTTTATTGGAAAAATGAAGATCAATATATTTTCCCATTTCACACACCCCATCATTGCCTATGTAGGGGATCTTACCAAACACGTCAGTCCCAGAAGCCAAGGAACTACTGACTATTTTTTTGTCCAACTCTGTCTTAATTGAAAGTTGAGTCATTGTTCCATCGGTGGCAGAACCAGCTCCAGTATAAAGTTTCGTCAACCCAGCGGTAGATGCTGTGCCAGTAGAGTAAGTTGTGTTTGTGTCTTGTGTCGTAATAGTTCCAGTGGTTCCGTCGCCTTTAGTATAAGTGACAGTTCGTCCATTTGCACTCAATCCTTTTATGTAAGTCGCAGATATGTCTTGATTTTTGGAATCCTTGGTAGCTTTATCCGCTTGTCCTTTGAGATTGCCGATAAAAGAGCTTGCCGCAACCTCTCCCTTTACTTTAAGGTCGCCCAAAATTCTGGCTGCACCGTTTACAATTAAATTACCTAATTGTGCCATTTATTCCCTCCTATATTTCGATAAAATCATTCATTATTAT